ATATAAAAGCTTTTAAAAAAACTTATTTAGAGATGAAAGATGCAATTAAAAAAGGTTTATTAAATGAGAAAGATATTGAGAAATTTCCAAAAGGTAGTTTAGAAAGTATAATAAAAGAAAAGTTTCCAAAAATAAAACCTATAAAAGGTACTGCTAAAGAAAAAGCATTAAAAGATGTTGGAAATTATAAAGAAGATTATTATAAAAAAATTAAATTTAATCATCCAATTGAGATGGTTCCAATGGAAAGAAAGATAAATAATCCTTTAAATAGTGGTGTATTTGAAGTTACTAAAAAAGGTAATATACAAATTATAGATAATGTTGATAAAGCTAAAAAAATACTTACTGATTGGTTACCTGGTTTAGGTGATTTATTAATGAGTGATACAACAAAATTACAACAATCAGATAATGTTATTATGAGAGCTTGGGGTAATTTAGCAGCAGGTTCTATAGAAGGTGTCAAAAAAGATGGTGTAGAAATAACTAAAGAAAAATCTGCATATGAATTTAAAAATGAGATGATAGCAAAATCTACTATGATGAAATATAAAAAACAATTTATGCATAGTAAATCAGTTGAAAATGGTTATGTTGGTAAATATGAAGAGTGGGATGCACAATTAGATAAAGAGTCAAAAAAATATATTGATAATCAAGAAAGAGAATTAGATTTATATATAAATGGTGAAAAAAATAAAGCTACATTAAATGGTAAAAAACTTTCAAATAAAGAAGAAAAAATACTTATAGAAAATTGGTATAATAAAAATAAAGTTGTTCATTCAGAAGGTTATTTTAAAGATGCTTTAGATTATCAACAAAAATTCTTTAATGAATATTTAGATAAAATGCAAGAAACTGGTATAAAAGGTTTAAGTATAAATAAAAATAAATATTATTATCCAAGAATGTATGATGCTAAAAAAATGAAAGAGTTAGGTTATAGAAATGTTGAAGAAGTATTTTATAAATCTTTAAAGTCTCATCCATATAATAGTAGATATACTAATGCTGAATTAAAAACTATGAGTAGAGAGTTTGCAGATAAATTCCAAATGAAAGATAATAATCAAGGTTTAAATCTATTTGATTATCTTGATAATGATGGAACATATGAAGCAGGAAATTTAAAAGGTAAAAAATTTAAATTAGATGATACTTTATTAAATGATATAACAATGGATAATGCAGATAGTGTTGTTAGTTTTTATACAAAAAAGATGAGTGGTGATATTGCATTAAAAAATAAATTTGGTACATCAGATATTCAAGAGATTATGGATGAAGTGTTTGAAAAATCAAATGAGAAAGGTTATAAAATAGAAGATAAGGATAAAACTGCCTTAAAAAATGTTTTATTGGATATAAAAGGTGATTTAAGAATTATAAAAGATGCCGAAACAATAGGTTGGAGAATTTCTAATGCTTTAACTGGTACAAGTACTTTTATGTTTGGTTTATCATTTGGAGCAAATCAAACTATAGAAACTGCTGGTATTATAGGTATGAATGGTTTTGAAGATTTAAATAAACTATTTAGTAAAGCTTTAAAAAATGAAATAAATAACATTAAAGGTATAGAAAATAAATCTGAAATACATGAATTATTTATGGGTGCAGGTATGTTTGAAAATGCTTTAAAATATGAAAGAATTATGAGACAAGCAGATTATGAAGAAGGTGCTATATCAGATGTATTTGATTTAAAGTTAAGACAAGCTGGTAATTTTATATTTAAAATAAATGGTGTTAGACAATTAACTAATATGACAGAAGAATATGTTGGTTCATTAACTGTAAATAGAATTATGAAAGGTGATTATTCTTTAGATGATTTAAAAAGACTTGGTTTAACAGAAGAAAGAGCAAAATCTTTAAAAGTTGATTTAGAAAAAACTTGGGATATAAAAAAAGAAGATTGGAAAATATCTGAGATGAGTAAAGAAAATAGAGAAGCTTTACAATTAGCAGTTATGAGACAAGTAGAAAAGATGGTTATAAAATCAGATAGTATACATGCTCCTTCTTGGATGAAGATTCCAAATCCATATATAAAAGTTTTATTTCAATTTATGAGATTTCCAATGATTGCTGGTAATACATTATTAAGAGCAGGTTGGATTGAAAATAGAGCTAATTTAGCTATTAACTTAATAACTGGTTCTTTAGTATATGCTAATCAAAAATGGTTAAGAGAAGAATTATCAGTAGATTTAGGTTTTAAAAATGAAGAAGATAGACAATATGATATATATAATAATAGAGAACAATTATTAAATGTTTTTACTCAATCACTTGGAATGAGTGCAGCAACAGGTTTTTTAAGTTCTATATATAATTATGCAGCAACTATGACTGGTAGACCAGAACTTGGTAGAACTTGGTCAAATGGTGATTTAAGTGGTATGTTTGGTGTTAGTGCTTCTACAATAGAAAAGATAAGAGAACCTTTGGTTAGATTATTAGATGGTAAACCATTAACTTCAAGAAACATTAAACAACTTGTTAGTTTTATACCATTATTTAATATACCAATTGTTAGTGAAGCAAAAAATGATATTATAAATAAAAATTACAATTAAAGGATATAAAATGGCTAAAAAAGCTTCTATGGAAAAATTAAATGAACTCCACAATCTATTGACTGAATATTATATTGAGACTTTAGAGGAAGGAGAAGAGATATCAAGTGGTTCTTTATCTGCTATAAATGCATTCTTAAAAAATAATGATGTTGTTGCAGAAGTTACTGAATCTGAACCACTTATGGATTTAAGTGCTAAACTTAAAGAATTTATGATTTATGAAAAGGAGGAAGACAATGATTAATTGGACAGATATAGTAGATGGTGAAACTGGTTTATCAGTTAGAACAAAATTAAATAACTTTAACAATTCATCTAAAAGTATTTTAAATAGTAATACAGATTCTATTACAAATTTAAATAATAGTTTACAAGTATTAAATGATAAAAATGATTTACAAGATGTTGAAATATTATCAAACACTTCTAAAGCAAATATTAATGAAGGTAATATAGGAAATTTAAATACAAGAGTTACAGATGTTGAAAACAGTCTTGGAGGAGTTGATTTAGTAGCTCTTGAAAATGAAGTTTCAACAAATACAAATAATATTGCAACAAACTCTTCAGAAATTTCTTCAAACAATACTGATATAAGTAATTTACAAACTGAAGTTTCTTCAAATAATACTGATATAAGTAATTTAGATGGAAGAGTTGGAAATGTTGAATCACAATCTGGAACAAATGCTTCAGATATTTCTGATTTACAAACTGTTACTTCAAACAATTCAAGTAATATTACTGTAAATACAAATGATATATCTACTAATACTACTGATATAAATTCTTTAAACTCAAGTGTTGCAGTTAATACAAGTGATATATCTACTAATACTACTAATATTGCAACAAATGCTGCTGATATAGTTGATTTACAAAATAATAAAGTTAATAAAGGAATATTTTTAGCAGATAATAGAGATTTTAATAATCAATTACCTTCTGGTTTAGATGTTACATTACAAATTAAATTTGGTAATCCTGTTTCACTTGCTGAATTAGATATTAATTCAAATGGAGAAGTAGTTATTAAAGAAGATGGATTCTATAGTTTTGATTTTACTTTAAATATTGGTAGAACAACTGCTTCAGGTATTGCTTATTTAGGATTTAGAATATTAAAAAATAGTGTTGATATAAATTTCCCATTCCTTGTAAAGATAAATGATAATGATATATTTACTATTAAAGAAAGATATAAATTTGATTTAAATGCAGGTGATAAAATAACACTTGAAATGTATAGAGATTCTAAAGATGGAAATGGACATGATTCAGGTGGATTATATTTATTCCAAAGTTCAAATGGTTGGCAGGATATACCTTCTGCTTCAGTAAAAATTAAAAAAATATAATTTATAGTACTCTCTTAGGAGGGTATTATTAAGTTATTAAAAAAGGAGAATAAAAATGGCTTTAAAAATATGTAAAGAATGTGGTAAAGAAAGAGATATAGATTTATTTAAAACACATCCTACTTCTAAAGATGGACATGTTAATACTTGTAATATATGTAAAAACAAAGATAAATTAACAAGACAACAAAAAAGAGCTCCTATAAAGAAGTTAAAAAAAACTCAGAAAAAAATTGAGAAAAAGATTTTATCAGATGAGGATAAGTTTTTAAAAAGATTAATAAATGACTTTCCATTTTTTTTAAAATATGCATATTCATATATAGGTTTACCAAATCCTACTCCTGTTCAAGATAGAATTGCAGAACTTTTAGGAGATAATCCAAAAGAGATGATATTACAAGCTCCAAGAGGTATAGGTAAATCTTGGATTACTGGTATATATGCAACATGGAGATTGTTAAGAAATAAAGATGAAAAAATTCTTATAGTATCTGGTACTTCTGCTTTAGCAGAGAAAGTATCT